GTTGAAGGTGCATAATAATTAAATTATTTGAGGCGGGACACAATCCCGCCTCATTTACACTGTAGAAAGAAAAAACCATGAATAAATACTTAGTTAAAATATTTACAAAATATCTTCAAACACAGTTTGAATTAGAAAGTGATATAGAAATAAATACCGTTGAGGAGCTACATAAACCTATCATTGACTTTCTAGGAAAATCTGATATTAAATGGGAAGAAAATGATTTACAATATACAAGTACTGTAAATGGTTTTTATATAACCTATGAGGAGGTTACAAATGGCTCAGGACAACATGGTATTGTTCGCGAAGAAACTGAAACTCGAATCTAGATGGAACGAGTTGTTTCTTGAAAACAGAGGACAAATAACTCCAGAAATGTCTGTTCTTGGTGATGAGATCAAAACAGTAATTAGATCAATTATCAAGAAACAAGAAGCAGAAGTCCATACGAATCCGCTAGATGGAGAAGTCCATCTTTACGCTGGTTAATTAAGGACTAATACATCGTTGAAAGTGTCAATCATTCCTAGGGATATCTTGCACTCTACTAAAATCTAGTATATAAATTTAATCACTATACAATTAATTAGAATACTGACGAGTATAGTCGACGGCCTAGAGACAGTATTCAAAAACTAGGAGGATATAATTATGGCAAATACTACGTTTACGGGACCAGTCCGATCGGAAAATGGTTTCCAAGACATAACTAAAAACGAAACTACAGGTGCAATTACATCTAATGCTGCTTATGGAAAAGCAATTAGAGGTGGTGTGCAACAATTATCAGGTGCAGGTGCAGCTGATACTACTAACCTTATCACAGAGTTAACTACAGCTGCCGGTGCTGCTGCAGTAACTTTAGCTGATGGTACAACTGCAGGTCAAATCAAAATCATTACTATGGTTGTTGATGGTGGTGGAACTGCAACAGTTACTCCAACTACTTTTGCTAATGGGACTAACATGGCTTTTGCTGATGTTAATGACACAGTAATGTTAGCTTGGGCAAATACTATTGGTTGGGTTATTGTTTCAAACAGTGGCGCAACAGTAGCGTAATAAATAATTAATGTGGGCCTTCGGGCCCACATAAAATTTTAAGGAGAAACAAAATATGAAATCAGATGTAAAAGCAGTAAGAGTTTCTGGCACAGGTGCTGTCTTCGCTGGAAGAACAAGATTAAGAGGACTTATTCTTGCTTCAGATGGTGGCGGTGCAGGTTCAATAATCTTACAAGACAATACTGATAGTACAACTTTATTCCAAGGGGACTGTCCAACAGGAGATGTCTTTGCATTTAATATTCCAGAAGATGGAATTTTATTTCCTGGAGGAATGAAAGTTTCTACTATTACAAATATTGAAGGCGCAACATTACTTATAGATAAGTAGGAGGCTGAATGGCAACTTCCGGAACTACAACCTTTGAATCAGGTTTTTATATTGATGATATAATTACTGAAGCTTATGAAAGATTAGGCAGATTTGATTATTCTGGTAATGATATAAAAACAGCAAGACGTTCTTTAAACATTATGTTTCAAGAATGGGCTAATAGAGGTTTGCACTATTGGGAAGTTGGTAATAATTCAATCACATTAGTTAATGGTCAATCAGAATACACAATGTATCGATCAACAGCTGATGGAACATCTTCTGCAACTGCAATTTATGGTGTAGATGATGTATTAGAAGCGGTTTATAGAAATTCATCTTCTGTTGATTTTCCTTTAACAAAAATTAATCGATCAGCATATCAAGGTCTATCTAATAAAACAGATACAGGAACTCCTACACAATATTTTGTACAAAGATTTATTGATAAAGTAACTATCACTTTATATCTAACTCCCGGAAGCACTGAAGCCGGAAACTTTATTAATTACTACTATGTAAAAAGAATCCAGGATGCCGGAGCCTATACAAATAATGCAGATGTACCTTATCGATTTGTACCTTGTATGGTATCAGGACTTGCATATTATTTATCACAAAAATTTAAACCAGAACTTACACAACAAATGAAATTATTATACGAAGATGAATTACAAAGAGCTTTACAAGAAGATGGTTCATCATCTAGTTCATTTATAACCCCAAAGAGTTATTATCCAAATGTCTAATTTATCAAAAGGAAAATATGCACAATTCATTTCAGATCGAAGTGGAATGGCTTTTCCTTACAAAGAAATGGTTATTGAATGGAATGGATCAAGAGTTCATATTTCTGAATACGAAGCAAAGCAGCCACAACTAGAACCTAAACCTCATACTGCTGATGCACAAGGTTTACAAAATGCAAGACCAGCAAGAACAGAACCTGCTGTTTTAATTTTATTAAATTCAAATCCATTTGAAACTATAATTTATGGTGGCACTACTTATGTTAATGTTTATGAACCTTATCATGAAAGAACTGCAGGAAGTATTGTTCGATTTAGAGGACCTAGTAATGCAACTGGATTTCAAAATGTTCCAAGTTTTAACAACGTAACAGATATTAGTAATTCAAACGGTTTTACCATTACACTTGGCAAAATAAATTCTAGTGGTAATGTATCAAATACAACAAATTATTATTACTTTACTAGCACAAGTAATGCTACAACAAGTGGTATCAGTGGAGGAGGAGATAATTGTACATCGGGTCCGGTGACATTATCAGCTTAATATGACATACGCAGAACTAGTACAAAAGATTAGAGATTATACAGAAGTAGATTCAAATGTATTAACATCTACAATTGTAAATGGGTTTATTGAAAATGCAGAGTTTAGAATATTTAGAGATGTGGATTCTGATAACAATAGAAGATATGCTACAACTAATTTAATTGCTTCACAAAGATACATTGATATTCCAAATAATTTATTAGTAGTTCGATCAGCTCAAATTGTAAATGGTGGCTCAGGTTCTACTAGAAATTTTTTAGAATATAGAGATACTAGTTTTATGTCTGAATATAACTCTACGGGAACTACCGGAGAGCCAAAATACTATGGGATGTGGGATAAGGATACCATTGTTTTAGCTCCTACACCAGACTCTGCTTATGAAATTCAATTAAATTATATCTTGAAAGATGAAGGTTTATCGAGTACAAATACACAAACATACCTAAGTAAGTATTTTCCCAACGGACTTTTGTATGCATGTTTAGTTGAAGCTTACAGCTTCTTAAAGGGGCCAAATGATCTCTTGCAATTATATGAAGGAAAGTATAAACAAGTGGTTGAAGGCTTCTCAATTGAACAAATGGGAAGACGAAGACGAGATGAATATCAATCTGGTGTTCCTCGAGTCGGAGGTAAATAGGAGATAAACTATGGCTATAACACAAGCAATTGCAAATGCGTTTAAAAAACAATTACTAGAAGGTGATCACAATTTCGCTTTCGGTGGTGATAAGTTTAAACTAGCTCTTTATACTTCTTCCGCTACTCTAAACTCAGCGACTACTGCTTACGCAGCAACTAACGAAGTTGGTGACAGTGGAACTTATGCTGCTGGTGGTGGGGCATTGGTACAACCAAATCCAAGTACAGCAATTGGATCTGGAACAGGTGCAGGTGTCGCATATGTTGATTTCAATGATTTATCATTTACATCAGCAACAATCACTGCAAGAGGAGCTTTAATCTATAACACATCTTCAGCTACAACTAATGCAGCTGTTGCAGTTTTAGATTTTGGAAGTGATAAAACTAGTACATCAGGAACTTTTACAGTTGTTTTCCCAGCATTTACAACTTCTGCAGCTATACTAAGAATCTCAGGATAATTTTTCAGAGATTTTTATCTCTGTTAAATACTAAGGAGATTTTTAAATGGCAGGTTGGAATGGTGACTATACTTGGGGTGCAGGCACCTGGGGTATAGGAAGAGTTGATGTATCTGTAAATCTTACTGGACAAGCTCTCACATCAAATTTAGGTAATGAAACTATTTCAGCAGATGCAAATGTATCTGTTAATGGTCAACTACTTTCAATGCAAGAAGGTCTTGCAGGGATAGTTACAGATGTAAATGTTTCATTAACTGGTGAAATCCTTTCAACTAATTTAAACAGTGTAACTGTAGATTTAAATACTCCTGTAAATGTTACAGGTGAAATTCTTACTGCAAATTTAGGAAATGAAACTGTCACAGGTACTGCTAATGTAAATTTAACAGGTCAAGCTTTAACATCAAATTTAGGTAATGAAACTGTCACAGGTACTGCTAGTGTAAATTTAACAGGTCAAGCTCTTACAACTAATTTAGATTCTGTTACTATTTTAACCAGTAATGATGTATTCCCAACTGGAGAAGTAATGTCTTCAGCATTGGGTTCTGTATCTATTACTGCTAATGCAAATGTAAATTTAACAGGTCAAGCTTTAACAGCTACTTTAGGTGATGAATCATCAATAATAGATGTTGATGTTAATATCACAGGATCATTACTTTCTATGCAAGAAGGCGATGAATCAATTACCGGCGATGCAAGTGTTACATTAACAGGTCAAGCAATGACAGCTGCTTTAGGCACTGTAGATGCTGCATCTGTGGTTGAATTAACAGGTCTTGCAATGACTATGCAAGAAGGTGATGAAGGAACTACTGGAAATGCTATAGTCAATTTGACTGGATTTAACTTGACAATGGGACAAGGTAGCCTTAAAACTGTTATTTGGAACCCAGTGAATACCGGTACAGCTCCAGTTTGGACTGAAGTTGACACTGCCGCATAAATTTAATATTATGAATTATTTAAGGAATTAAAATATGGCAAATACCACATCAACCACTTTAAAATTAACGGTTCAAGCAACTGGTGAAAACTCAGGAACTTGGGGCCAATTTACAAATACAAATTTACTTATTTTAGAACAAGCTATCGGTGGCTATGATGCCGTTGGTGTTACTTCAGGAGCTACTTTAACTTTTTCAAATGGAGTTTTATCAAATGGTAAAAACCAAGTTTTAAAATTAGTAGGAACAATTACTGGAAACGTAAACGTTACTATTCCAGATGGAATTGAAAAAACTTATATTGTAAACAATGCAACTACTGGAGCACATACTGTTACATTTAAAACAAGTTCAGGATCAGGTGTTACTTGGGGTGCAACAGATAAAACTACAAAAATAGTTTACACAGATGGAATAGATGTTTTAGAAGGAGTTTCTGCAACAAGTCCTGGTGGAACGGATAAACAAATTCAATTTAATGACAATGGTTCTTTTGGTGGAATCACCATGGGAACTGCAGGACAAGTTTTATCTACCGATGGAACTACAGCATCTTTTACAGATCCCGCAGCAGGCGGAG